AGTCTTACCTGTACCTGCTGGACCTAATACAAAGACTTGGTTGTACTCCTTTAGATAATGTAGAAACTCTTTCTGTTTATCTGTTTTCGGCGTAAGCCCTGATGTTGTTTTATTAGCTGCACCTTTATAGTTAGTCTTTCTGCGTGACCTTTTTTGCTTTACTGGTGGCTCATGTGCGTTCAAGATACTCTATCGCTTTCTTTAGTTTATTTATATCATCTTTAAACTTACCTAGTGCTTGATTACAGTTAGCACAAAGGTAACCTCTGAATGACCCATCTAAATGGTTGTGATCAAGGTGCAGTCTTTTACTATACGTACCACATAATTCACATAGACAATCTTTAGGCGGTGTATGTATCTTCTTTAAAGCACTTGCCTCTTGTGTTTGTTTTCGTATACAGGCTTTACATGTGTGACTTCTACCTTTTTCGTTATTCTTTTTATAGTAAGGTACGTGAAAGTCCTCTATGTCTTTTACCTCTGTACATTTATTGCACTCTCGTGTTGAGTTACTAGAAGGTTTCAACAGTACGTTTTTCTTATTAAACAAATCTAGCTGCATGGTATCTCCATGTTAAAGAAAAGCCCAGCGCCTTAACGCTGAGCCTTAAAGTCTTAATCTGTACCAATTACTTTCTCTTGATACAATTCTTTACCTGCATCGTAAGCTTCTGCGCCTTTCTCAATAGCATACTCCCCTGCTGGTACTAGCACTTCATCAACTAAACTTACCGTAAACACAACTAATACTATCGCTTGGATTGCGGATGTGAACATATTAAACTCCTTCTAATTGTTTCTCTAGTTCTTGGTAACCACCTATGTAATTACCTTCTATATCCCATATTTGAGGTACTGTCTTTATACTTGCTTTATTAAATAAGTCAAGCACCCACTTGGAATCATTGAGAGAGTAGTAACTTACCACTCCCCCTTTGTCTCTTATAAGCCCTACTGCTCTACTGCAATACATACAGTCGGCTCTGCCTACTATAACATACTGTTTCATATCAGATCCACAATCTCACAGCTATCACCAGAGCAAGCCATTGTCTGACTACCTGCAGTATTGTCTTCACTTTCATACTCAGTAAGCTCTGACCAAGCAATGTGCTTTGGCATCTTAGCTAAAAGTTCTTCATACTCTTCCTTTGTGCAATCCTGATAAGGGGCTTGCTGATAAGTATGATCTGAGTGAGGCAAGAATGACACACCTGACATTTCATCAAAGTGTTCATAAACAAATGCACCCACAGCCATCCACTCAGCGTCACGCACAGAGATAGTCACGCTTGGCTTATGTTCACACCATGAGCGTTGATACGTCAGCCACGTCTTAAGCTGCTCTATGGCTGTCATATCGTTTCTAGTGACTGCTTTACTAGGTGACTTAACAGGGAAGCTAAACACGGTAGTAGTATCACCCTTCATCACACATGGCTCGTTAGGCACACCTCTGTCTTTCATGAACTGTGTTAAGGGATCTTTATTATCACCACGCACAGTACGGACATAATAGGGACTATGGCGAGCATGTATGCCAGAGGCGCTATCCACCAGTTGTGATACCGTGCCTGAAGGTTTGACGCATGTAATTGCAGCAGATACAGGTATACCAAGGCGGTCAGCCCATTCAGCATTAGTAGCAACAGCCACATTTCTAAGGTGCTCAAGAGTTTTCTCCAATCCAGCATTAGCTGATGTCATAAGAGGGTTGTCCATTATTCCCGTAAGTGACACACCAAGCAAGCGCTCTTCTTCTGTGTTGTTTGTCCACACCTTACGCAAGTAGGGAAACTTTGTATAGGATGACTGAATGGTTCCCAGAATCGTAGCGAGTTTAACTTTTCTAGCCAGGTCTTCCACAGTATCTGTAGCACGTACAACCACCTCTGTTAAGTTACAAAACTGATATGGGCGCAAAATTATCTCGCTGCAAGGGTTAGTACCAAACTCATATGTAGCATCACGCCGCCCAAACTTAGATGCTTGCTTCTTACTTGCTTCACGATTAAAGATACCACGCTCACCAGACTTACTCTCAACCAAAGCCATCCACTCACGCATAAATGTTTCCATATCAGGCTTCTCAGTGTATGATACAGAGTTATTAGCTAAGGCTCTCCATGAGGCAGTTTCCCACCACTGGCCCGACTTAGCGTGACGCATCCTGTCATCACTCAGGTTGGACAGAGAAATCATAGCACTACGGCGAACACCACCCACAACCACAATCTGACCAATGAAACACATCAGGTCATGACATTCGACACTAGACAGCTTACGGCCTTGTGCATTCTTGAAAGTTGTGATAGCGAAGTTAAATAGTTCTACTAGAGGCGCTGGGCCACTGGCTCTACCACCAAACGTTTTTAGCCTAGCACCTGCAGGACGTACACGAGACACATCCCACTTAGGGATCTCACCAGCCCAAAGGAGTGCAAGAACTTGTCTGAAAGCTTTAGCCCAACCTTCCTTACTATCTTTGACAACGACTGTGGTATCACTGTAGAACAACTCAGGCACTTCAGGAAGCTTGCTAACGTACTGCCTCTCGACGCTGAACCCGACACCTGTACCACACAAGAGGATGTACATAGCCTCATCGAAGCTCTTAGGATCATCTACGGGTAAGTAGCTACAGTTGTAACCTGCTGTGTTATCTCTATCAAGCGCTGGGCCAGCAGTCATCAATGCTCTCATAGAGGGCATAACTTCTAAGTTTAAGATAGCGTTATGTATTTCATCTGTTGTCGCTTGGTCTGCCTTGTTGTCTACTAAGTTTAGTATGTAGCGGCCTACAGTAGCGCCCCAGTTTTCTCGCCCTTCACCGTCATAGTACTTGGCATATCTTGATAGAGCAATGAAGCTCTGGTAGTCTGTTGGTAAGTAATTGCTCATGGTTTTTGTTTTACCTCTATCTTTTTAATCTCTGCATCTAAGTCGTATACAACATCCTGTATAAGCTCCTTAACGGTTTGCTCATACATTTCTTCTGATATAGGAAGTATGTTGTCTTCTTCATCTATATCTATTGTCATTCTTATGTCAAACTTCATGCTGCCTTTTCCAGTAAGTCAGTAAGATCGGGCTTCTTATAGTTCTTCCCTTTCATAACCTTGCCATCTTCACGCAGGATAGGGTTGCCATTGCTATCTAGCTTAGACATGTTGCTATCGTGTACACGTGTGAATGCTTCACTAAGAACTGCTTCACCGTAATGCTCTAAGCCACTGTCTAACAAACGGCTAACCGTACCTTGTTGCTTAATAACTGTCTCACGTTCAGCATCACCCATAAGCATACCTATGTGATCAGGTGCAGTAAGGGCAAGCCCCGTAGATACATATAGTAGATCACAAAGCTCTTTTAGGTGTGCTACTGTACCATACTTCTCAGCCATTAGCTCAGCCATCTCTTCATCAATAAGCTTAATCCACAAGCGAGGGTCAAGAGATCCATTAAAAGCTTTAATGAAGTCTCCTACTTTCTCGTGTGGCATCTGTGGTTTCATTGCGTCTATGTCATCCTGGCTAATCATTTATGTTTCTCCGTGTAGCGTTGGCGTAGTCTGTTGAGATACCAGATAGCTTTATCAATATCCTCTAAGCCATTCTTGTATTCGTGCCGCCACAGATACTTTAGTACGTTAGCAGCGTGTGGTGCTGTATGTCCTGACATGTTCTCAGTCATAGCTTCAATAGCCTCAATACATTCAATACCAGCTTGGTTGTAGTGTATGGGTTTATTTACTGGGTCTATTATGTCTTCAAGCGAAACAGATGTTAGTTTTGGTTCTTTCTTCATGCGCTACCTTCCGTCTTAGTCCAAGCGTTGAGTGTGTATACGTTACCTTCACGTGTGACTTTTAGCTCTTCTTCTTCCTCTTCGTCAACACCCATTAGACGATTACGATGCTCTTCTACTAAGTCATAAATGTCAGGATGTTCAGATGCTACATCAAGGAAAGCTGACATCATCGTAGCTATATTCATGATATGTGCCATAACCATTTCAGGTACAGGGCTGTCGTTAGATGCTGATAACTCAATAGATACATCACCATTCCAATCTTCTTCGTAGTTCTGTGGACGTATTACGATAGCTATTTCATCTTCACTTAATGTGTAACCCATCATACTTTCCTTTTTGTTTTAACTTCTATTCGCTTAGCTTTAATCTCTTCACCGTCTTCGTTTAACCAATCTTCAGGTATTACACGGTGCGCCCACTTAAAGCCATACTTATCACACCAATCACAGTACTTAGACTTAGCACCTTTGTACAGCCTTGACTTAGCATTACTAAATACAAATCGTATATCTAGCTCTGGATGTTGACGCTGTACCTCACGGTGTTTACGTCTATCTGCTGAATCAAAGATACCTTTCGTTTCTATGATGATACCGTTGTCAAGCACGAAGTCAGGTGTGTAGGTGCGATACTTTAAGTCTTCCCACTCTACCTTTAGTAATTCGTATCTGACTTTCTTTTGTTTATCTTTAAGCCACGCAGCAACCTCTCTTTCAAGGCCACTGCGATAGCTCTTGGTGTGTCTACGCTGCGTCACTGTTATCCTCAAGGTATTGCGGATCAACAAACACGTAGTCTACCATTGGTGGTTCTTTAGCTGTAGACTTAACAGCAGGTAGTGTCTGCAGGTTAGCCCAACACTTATGTTTAAACGAACAGAAGCCACACTCACTACCAAGCTTTAGGTTACCTGTAGCCTTACGATAGTGAGTCTCAGGGATAGCCTCAAAGCAACGCTCAAAGGGTTTGTCTTCATTGATGTGAGACACAGTAGCTTCGATTCGTTCAAGTACTTCATCAGTATCTACACCTGATGCATCTACATACTTAAACTCACCATTGGCTTTGTTCACTACCCACCAACCACCAACGCCTAGCTCTGCTGCAGTAGCGTAACCGACTAGCTGTGGGATATACCCAAAGCCATCACCTTGTGCTAATGCTTCTAGGCTAGCAAACTTGTTCTTGTATGACCAAGGTGATGCATACTTAACGTCATCCAC